GAAACCAAATTAAATGTGGGTAATGCATTTACAAGTTATATACTTGAAGATGGTGGAGCCCTCACAGGTTGGTCTACAGGTGTAACAAAGGACGATGATTTCAGAATTACAGAAAATTACCGGAGAGTTTCGGATTCTTCCGCAACAGCTCTCTTCATAAGTAGTGCCGAACGTGACGTGGGTATAGGTACAGACGTACCCCGTGGTAAGTTAGAAGTTAACGGTAATGTAGTAATTGGACAACAACTCACATTCAGTGGTCTTGATGGTGACGAGTTTGGTAATACCCATATTATAGAGAGAAGGTACAATGTAGACTTTTCAAGGACAGAGTTACTTCTCTTTAAAGGTAACGAAGCCTCCTCCGTAGACACAGGCCCTGATAGAATTAGACATATCGCGGGTGAGCACGTATTTCAAACGTATACATCTTCGGGAGAAACCCTATATGGTTCAAGTCAGATCTTAGAAGATATGGATGGTCAAACGGATAAACCCCTTGTTATTTGTGATAATGGCCTCGTGGTTGTTGGTGGTCAACGTTCTGATGCAAATTCTAGAGGTGCAAACACTAAACTCGTTGTGAACGGTGATGTGGAGTTTGCGGGTGGTGGTTCCTTCAAATTGACAGGTTTTGAGTTTTCAACAACGACTGGTGTTTCAAGCCGTAATATTGTTAGAAGTCTTTTGGACAGTACCGTGAGACGACCGGTTACATTTGTGCACGAAATTGATGATTCCACCGATTCAGAATTTGCCCGTTTTGATGTGGATGGTAGATTGGGTTTGGGTACAGAATCCCCAACCTCCAACATACACGTCTATGATACAACACCTGGTGATGTAGATATCATGAGACTCCAGAGTATCGGTGATGATAATCAGACGAACCTCCTTATATATACCAATGATGATGAGGGTGGTTTTGTAAGAGGGTTCAGCAACTTGGAAAATAAGACAACTGGTCTCTGTCTAGGCGTAGCTAATACTGTCACAGGGATCACAAGTTCTATTCATCTAATTGACACGAGTAACGTAGGTGTGGGAACCCCTACACCCGGGCGACAGTTTCATGTTGTTGATCATAGAGACCCCTCTCTCGGTTTAACAGGTGTAGTGAGATTTGAGAGTGTATCCTCAAATGCTAGTATAGAGCTCACAACCACAGGGGGTAACTCTAATATTTATGCAGACACTACAGGTAATGTATACATACAACCCTCCCAAGTTGGACGACCAACCACAATTATACAAAGTAATGTTGAAATTGTCGGAGATTTACAGGTGGATGGTATTATTGACTTTAACACGATTGGTGTCGGTTTGAGTGGTAATGCACCCTCAACAGATCTTGAAGTCGGTGGTGGTACTATAACAGGTTCTGTGGAAGTTTCCCGAAAGACGTACTCTAAAAACTTCTCCATCGGTCAGGGTCTTGCTAAGGACATTCAACTCATCTTTGGGACGGGTGCCTTCTATGCAAAGATTGTAGCCATGTTGAGGAGAACTGATGGGTCAACTACGAAGGATGTGAGTACGACAGTTCTTGAAGTCCAAGGTGGTTCTGGCGATGAAGACACCCCATCCGATCTTGATATAGCTATAGGTACGAGGAACCTCTTTGGTGGTACAAATAGTTTCCCATGGAGTTCAACTGTGTCAACTGGTACGAGAGGTTTAAGACTGATACCATACAATATTGATAGTGTACGCGAATACTCGTATGACATCTCAATAGAATTGATGAGTTCGTGTGGTGGTAAACTTCTGAAGATTACTCGCGACTCTAATGATACGACAGATCTTGACAATGGTACAGGTGGTTCGGTGGATATTACAACTTTTGACTACTAATCAATTTTACCATTTGGGGAAAAGACCCAAAGGTAGAATTAACTTTTAAATTATGCCCTGATGGAATCAGAGACGGCTAAGAATAGAACGCCGACAATGAAAGCCATGACGACGTAATTACATTCACTTTCTTCGAGGCCAGCGGGTTCTGACTTGACCTCGGTCTTTTTTGTGACGACGGGCTGCTCGCGTCGCGTAGGAGGTTCCAGTTCCTCCAAAGGACAGTAACCTATCATTTATACTTTACTTAGAGATTAATTTCTGTTTTCTTCTTTCTCCGGGTTCTCTTAGTCTTGGATCCACCAACCGAAACCTCTTTGATCTCACCGCCGGTAGATTCTCCTGAAATAGAGACAATGTCAGAGACATCATCATCATCCTGATCAGGTACCGAGGCTGAGTTGTTGCTTGGCATGGAGGTGTTCATTGGTGGGGGTGGGGGCATCATCACACCACCCATGAGACTGGAGATGTCAATCCCAGGACCCTGCATCTCGTATTGACCAGTGCCGCCAACTGGAGCGGTATCAGCCGGACCCGACGGGGATCGGCTCGTGTTTTGAACCGCAGACATCATATTCTTCACGAGATCTGGGTTCTGCTTGAGAACATCATTCATATTGGGGAGGGCACTCTTGAACATAGAATTTGTAAGGTGGAACATCATTGCCGAACCACCTAACATCATGATGAGCTTGACCTCTGGAGCAACGTTCACCTTGGATCTATACTTCACGTAAAGCTCTTCAAAGACCCCGTCATAGTCGTCAACATTCTCCATCACACTTTCAGACCAACCTTCTAATTGAATCTCGAAGGGGTTATACCTCTTATTAAGGAACTCCAGGCCAGTCACACATGCGACAAGCATACGACGAGAGAAGCGAACAGACTGTTCAACATCAATACTGTAAGTAATCCTCTTAACTTCTGTACGAAGTTCTTCAACGTTGGAGTAGGCGTTCAACCTCTTATTGACAGCAAACCCCTTCTTTTCAAGCCGACCCAACTTATTAATGAGGTCCGCCTTCTCTTCATCCACCGAACCGTACCCCTTGGATGGTGCCTCCTCATTCTGGGGTCCCGGACCATCGTCGGCATCATCAAAAAACATTGGTTCATCTTCACCGTAATCAATCTCCTCGTCCATCTGTGGTTGGGTAGGAGCCGACTGTTTGTTTGGGTTGACAAAAGCATCCATAGACTCTTGGTGCTGCTGTTGGTGTTGTATGGGTGGTTTGTTGGCTACAGGACGACGCACAGGCTGAGGACGAGAACTGGAAATTTCAATTTCATCCATGAGGGCTTGTTCGTCTGCATCTAACTTCATAACATTTGTAGTTCCACGATCAATGACAATTTCTTCGTCCATCTACTCTCTATATGGAAACTATTAATTAACCTTTAACGCATTTTCAAAAAAATATGTCTGTACATTATAAATGTACAACCTTAACCGTGCGAACCGAAATGCCCTCATCAGTATTTTCAGCCTGATCGCTGTGATCTTTGTTCTCGGTATTTTTAAAACTACCAGCAAGTATCAACCTAGACCGATCATCATCAAGGCTATCAATGAGAAGTCTCTCTTTGACCTCGAGCACCGCGTTGAGTGTGCCCCTGGTCACACCAGTGAGGGTAGCCCATACACCAAGAGCCTAACTCCAGGTGGCCTCTGTGGTGCCCAAAAGCTCGTCTCTGAGCAAGCGGGATACGAGATTGAGGATGGAATCGGTGGATCTTTAATCTAAGCTATTATAAATGGCTTTGGTTACTTCTCCCCAAACTATTCCAGATCTTGATTATGAATATCATGTCATAACTGTTGACTCCATTGGTCAAGACAGTGCCAACACTTTTACTTGCCATCTTCAGCAGCCCCTCAAAAATGTTGTTCAGGCTAGACTCCTCGCCGCTCACATTCACTCCAACGTTGTCACAGAACACTGCTACGTCTCCATTGAAGAGTTGGATACCATCTTTAATGACAGGGCTTCCAATGTTCTCACTGGCCAATCTCATATGAGTATGATTAGGGGTTCTTTCGCGAGTATCGTGACGGATAGTACGACCCACGAAGACGGTAACTCCCTCATCAGTTTCAAGGACAACTACCCCATCGTTAGCCAATATGTGAACCCAATCCGAAGAATTGATCGTCTCAGTGTTACGATTAGAGATCAAACTGGTGCTACCATCAAAAACTCTTCGGATGATGGTGCCAACTTTTTAGTTTTTAGATTTGTGTGTAGAAAACCAAACTTGTAATTTTCTCCCTTTAAAGTAGTAATAAACATGTCTTCAGGTATTGTTCAATTAGTGGCAATCGGCGCTCAGGATGAGTACATCATGGGCAATCCGGAGATATCGTTTTTTAATTCCACGTTTAAAAGACACTCCAATTTTTCACAATCCGTTGAAAAACAAACGATACGCGGGGATGTGAAAAACAATTCGATGTCAAGTGTTCAGATTGAAAAGTCTGGTGATATGCTTGGTTACATTTACATGACCATTGACGACACCAATCAAGCTTTGGACACGTCTAGATGGGATCTTCTCATCGATAAGATTGAACTCCTCATTGGTGGTTCCGTCATAGATAGCCAAGATGCCGTTTTCACCGAGAAGATTGCTATAGATACATTCGCGCAGAATGTTTCTAGAAGTGCTCTCGGTACACACCCAGGTGTGCACGCGCGTTCTTATTTTTACCCCCTTCGCTTCTTTTTTTGTGAGGGACCACAGTGTGCGTTGCCCCTCGTAGCCCTAAACTACCACAACGTAGAGTTGAGAATTCATTGGGGTTCACAAGCTGCCAATTACAACTTTGAAATGTATGCAAACTATTACTATCTAGACAACGAAGAGAG